GAAGTCGTCGATTGAGAAATCGAGGGTATCAGTATTAATGCCGTACTTAGCGACAAGCTCCAGCTTGTCTTCCAATACCTTCTCTCCTCCTTCCTTTGATTTTTCTTGTGGGTGCTTATCAGTATCCCCTGCTGGGGAAGTGACCAAACTGTAACTCTCCTTTAACTCCTTCATCATCTCAGAAAACTTCTGCTTGAAATCCTGAGCGGCAAACACTTCAACAGAAGCGCTCTCAAAACACGGGGTGCAGCCAATCACAGCAAATGCGTTGAATTCAAAATCAAGAATCTGGTAAACACCATCTACCATCTTCCCGTCCTTGATTGTCAGTTCCATTGACTGTGCTGTAATCCCGTCACGCTTAATCTTCGCGTATGCTTCCTGCCGCTTCCAGAGAAGTATCTCTGTATGGAGATATTCACGGACCGTGCCGTCGTCTTCCGTAACAGGAGCCCACCAGTATTTCGCACATTCTGGAACTACGCCAATTGGGGTTGTAAGATTGACGAGCTTCACAGTGCCATCTTCCTTTCGGACGGCTTCCATATCGTGCCCACCGATGGTGTCCGTTTCTCTATCGTAATGACAAACAACCGGGCAGTTGTACATCGTCCTGATGCACTTCTCAAATACCTCCTTCGAAATTGAGCTCTTATTCCGGTTCTCGCCGGGATAAGCAATACGAAGAATGCCGGTGTCAAAAGAAGAGTTGATTTCACACAGATTTGTCAGAGAGGATGTATATGTCATGTTGATGACTTGTTCCATACAAACCTCCTAATACAACAAAAGCCCGCACACCGTGCGGGACATCTGCTATTATTAAAATGTAAGCGTGTCTGATAGGATATATGAAATATCCGGCATTGAGAATGTCACGACCTGCGGATTCTCAAACACGAAAATCTGTTGCCGCAAATCCTCCTTTAACATATTAAGCCCAAGCTTCAGAAGTTCATCCCTTGCTTCGGAGTTAAATACGTAAATAAAACTCATTTTGCTTTCCTCATGCATTCTCTTGATTTCGCTCGCCAGACTCTGTAAGATCTTCCATATCTTTTGTAGGAGCGCCGCCTTCGTCAGTTGCGCCCTTTTTATTAATATCGTCAGAACTCATCTGTGTTGAGCTCTGAATCGGTATAAAGATATCCTGCAACCCGAGAACCGTAGTTTCAAGATAACTCATGCTATCAAGCTCAGCCTGCCCAATGCCCTGAGAAGCAGCATAAGCAGAAATCGTCGGGAGCCCGAACTGAGCCGCCTTAAGATATGCATCGCCAGCTTCCTTGCGATTGAACGGAGATACATCCAGGAAGTTCACACAGAAATTCTTGCCGTAGCTCTGCGCTTGCAGGAACCGATTAATAACGTCGCCTACCAACTTCACGATGCCGTATGTAATCATCTGATCCGCCTTGATAGAAAGTAGCAAGGCATTTGCGCTTGCATTTGGATTATTGAATAGCAGAGACGATACGCCAGCAGCAGTAAACAGATTCTGTTCCGCTTCTGAAACAGTATCCACATCTCCTGTGTGCGTACGCTCAAAGCTAATCTTCTGAATATCCATCGGACTCAGAACAGAGCCGACTTCCATCGGAAGAACAGCGTCAAGGTTGCGCCAGAATTCTTTAGCCTTATCCAAATCAATGCCCCACTCACCTTCATCCGTAAGCGGGATTTTCATCGCAAGCATCGCATAATTCTCAAGCGCAGTCTTCGCAAGAGCAAGCTCTCTGTAATCTTCCAGTTCGTAAACTTCTCTCAGAATACCTGCGAACGGCGGCAGCGCATACTCAAGAATATCAGCGTTGCACTTCACCGCAAAAGAATTTGGAGAGTCAAGTTCAATCCACCTTGTGCTTCTCTTCTTCTTGTACATTTCATACTTCTGTTTAAATTCGGGCGGATAGTTCTCAAGCAAATCAAGATGAGCATCGAAATACTGGAAGTTAAAAGTAACGTTCGGAACATTACCTTCAATTGTCTCAATCGCACAATAATCGCTTGGGAGCTGCTGAATTGTAATACTATCGTTCGTAACCCAGAACGTTCCGTAGAACACGTCTTCCCGTAGACACACCGTAAGAATTTTCGGTATCTGTGTCTTGATGTTCATGGACGACAACATATTAAGCACCTTGCGATAATTGTTATTTGTTATTCTAACGTTGGCCTTCTTCGGATCAATCCTGTACGGTTCAACGACATAAGACAAATCAGATAAACCTACAAAATATTGAATAACCCGTCTAAAGTGTGGGCTTGCCCCGTAGATATAGCGGATAGCCTTTCGAAGTTCTTTCTCGTATCTGTACGGATTGGCAAGAAACTTTGCGATATCTTCCTTTTTATACCTAACGAATGTAGGAGCGGTGGTATAGCGGTTCAAATCTCTTGTAATGAGACGGTTCAAAATCGCAAACCTGTCGGAGATGCCGAACAACCCCAATGACTCCTTATTCTCGGAAGGCCTAACTATACCAGCCGGAGCGGTTCTTTCTTCCATAACCGTCAATCACCGCCTTTCTTGTTTTAGATGGTGGCCTTATTACAAACGCCTCAGACTCAGAACAGCCGGAGGCTTTCTTTCTGCTGAGTTTTGCTTCAAGTAATGTAGCCACATAGAAATTATATGCAAGACTGGAATACCTATCCTTGCGCATTCCAGACCTTTCATAAACCTTAATCTTTCCGTTCGACTCTTCATGCTGAAGCTTTGTAAGCTCATCAACAAGAAGCGTCGTATGATAGTACGGCATCTGAAGCCGTATCTTTTCCTGCGGATTAAGAGAAGCGTATCCCTTAAACTCGCTTAAATAACTGTCGCCGTCATATTCGTTTACAAGCAAGCGGATACGTCCGCTCTTCAATCCTTCTCTGAGAAGAATTGCAATATCCGAGTTGAACGAGGCGCTCGCCTTAATTGACCATATCACTTTATCTGCGTTCGGAGATGTACACCTTGCAGCCATTTCCGGGTTGTTGCAACACGAAAGTGCCGGATAAATCTCTCCTGTATCTTCATCCGTAAGCTCTCTTGATAGACAGTCGAAAATTCCAAGACCCATCGAAGCGCAGTCCAAAACAATATAATCGCACTCATATTCGTCAAACATTCGCCTTACAATAAGCGCCTGCTCTTCCGTGCGTAGCCCTTCGTACGAATCAGCATATACAATATTACTTATGTATCTGCCAGACTTTGTCGGCATGAGCTGATTAACAAAAATTGCTGTTGCGTCATTTTTATGCTTCTTGCTCGCCATAAGCGCAACGTCAACGGACAGTATACGCTTCTCACCATTCTGCTTTGGCGGTATACGAACCTGTTGTGCGTTACCAAGTTTTGCAGCAAGTTTGTCCGGAAGCATTGGGTACTTGATATGTCTGTTCTTCGAGACTGTATCAAACTCAAAGAATGACTCATCTCCAACTCCGTAGAACAGCGACTCGTACTCCATAGAGAATTTAATTGGCGAGAAGTTCGTCTCTGCCATCTCATCTGCGATAAGGTCAGGATCGAGCAGACCTTCTGCGATGGAAAGCTGGTACGGCAACCCGCAGACAAACTGGTTCTTGTTGTCGCTTAGCATCATCTCGCAAGTATCTGCACACTTTGTATATGCCCATGAATCCATCCAGTACGCAGAGCTGAGATACATCGTCATGTTCTTCTCTTTTGCATACTCAATCAGTCTTTCATCCTTCGTAAGCTCGCTGTACTTCGGCATTCTGCGTTGCGTAAGGAACTTCTTAAGAATTGTATCAACAACGTCTTTCTTAATAAGACGGAACTCGTCAAGGAGAAGAACTGTAGCGCGGTTGCCGCGTGCGGAATCAGACGCTGTAACGACCTTAATATATGAACCGTTCTTAAATACAATCTGTGCGCTTGTATTGTTGATACGTGTTTGCTTATCGTCGATTTCAGCCGCAAGCTCCGGCGAATTCGGCTTTAGTTCCAACATAATTTTTTCAAGGACATTGATTGCCTGTGATCGTACACCGGAAGCCACACATATCTTTGAGCCTGGATATAATATTGCGCGGATAACACAAAAAATCGCACTAAGAAAAGATTTTCCAATACCTCTCGCCCCGATAAATGCGACCACAACACTGATGTTCATCATCGCAATCAGGATCTTCTGGAAAAGCTTTAACTCAACATGTAAATAGTCATGTACAAATCTGTGCGGGTTTCGCCTGTAGTACCCCGCATAGATTGCAGCGCCACGCATGATCTGCTCATACCGTGTCATCTTGGTCGTCGGTATCGAACTCGTCTTCGAATACCGCCTCGTCGTCTTCGTCTTCGTACTCTGGCTTGTCTACCCGCATCTTATCGATCTCTTTTTGATATAGCTTTGAGTACGCATTCTTAAGCCCAAGCATTTTTGATAGATGCCCCTTAAACCAAACCTCAATATAGCGGACAATCTTGTCCACATCCTGAAGTTCTGGGTCAGGTTCCGGTACAGGCCGTTGATCTTCCCACCGTTTAATCCAAACACCAAACGGCGTATTATCGACGCCGGAGTTCGCATCTTCCTGCTTTTTCTGTGCGGGCTTAAGGTTGGCACTACCGAGTAAAGCGTTCAGCGCCGTGACGCTCTTTTCTACACTTTTGCCTGACGCTCTGTCTCTGTTGATATCAAGCTCAAGAGAACAAATCTGTCGAATAATTGCTTCTGTACCAATGTCGATTTCAACGTCATCCGGAAATCTCGACATCCAGTAAGAGCGGCGCTGTTCAAGCTCTGCGTACATAGCTGGCGTATAGCCAGAGCCCCAGAATGCACGAACCTCGTCGGAAATATCGTACTCCTCTTCTGGCACGTCTTCTGTAACGACAGGCTCTACCACAGTCTGAGCTTGACTTGCATCTGCTTGTGCGCCGAAGTTCCACAGAGTACCTTCGGCAATTAATGTATCATCATAAGATTTACCGGCGTAATTGATTGAGTTTACCTTTGCAATATACTGAGTCATCATGGAACGCTCTGTGTTCTTCCTCGAAACGATTTCAAAAACACTTTCGCTCCAGTACAAGTCGAGCTTTCGGCACATCTGCCGAACAGCATCTTTTGGATTCTTACACGTAGCAAGATATGTATTGTACATTGTGTCGATACATGACTTGCACACAGGAAGATACCCAACGCCCTTCGACTGAACTGAATAACTTACCGGGAAATATCCCTTTCTTCTTCCATATGCCGTGCCACACTTAAAGCATACGGCACGCTCTGAATTAAGTTCAATCGGCATCGTAATCATCCTCCAAATCTGGTTCAGGGATGAACGACTTTGCCTCCTTCCCTTCTTTCACAGAAAGACTGTAGACTTTCGCCCCGAGGCGCAACCGCCTTGCAGGAGTGAACTTAAGTTTATACTCGTCGCCGTACGAAGACCACCCACCAGTTCGTGGATTCTTCGTTGTATACGGCTTCTTATAGTGTAATGTAAACGAACCAAACCCCTGTATCTTAACTTCTTCGCCACGCTTAATTGCCTCCATGACAGTTTCAAGAAAAGCGTCGAAGAAGAAGTTCATGTCTTCTGCATTATACCTGACACGCTTCTCCGACTCCTGAACAACAAAATTCTTCTTCTGCCCACGGTCGTCGGAGATGGTGAAGATATGTTTCTGAGCTCTTATCTTCTTTCTGAAATCATTCTCGTGCAACCAGTCTAACATTTCTTGCACAAGTTCTTTTCTAACCATATAACCCTTCCTCTCATACGCAGATTAAATTTCATCAATGCTCTTCTGTCGGTTAGCGACTATTTCCCCATCTTTAAAATACGCGCCAATTTGTTCGTCCGCATCAATGTCCGTATAAAGCTTGCACATATCTGCGGATTCCCACCCGACAATTTGTGTAATCACATTGTCCGGGATACCTGCACGTGAAAGGCTTGTCGTAAAATAATGCCTTAATGAATGGAGATAAGCTGGCTTGCCAGCCAGCCTCGAAAATGTCTCTGCCCAACTATTCACTGTTGAAATTTGAATTTGCTCTGATGTATCCTGTGCAGACGGGAAAAGCCACACGCTTTCAATTCCGCGCTTCTTACGCTCGTTCATCCACATATCAAGATACGGTTTGAATCTTTTCGCAAGCGTATAGCATTGTAGCATCTTACCGGCTCCACGGCCCTTCGTTCGGATTGGCGCACTTTTGTAAAGAGCACCGCCGCACACAAGCCTTTCTTCATCAAAGTCGGATACTCTGAATCTGCACAGTTCTGCCTTTCTTCTCCCGCTGAACATAGCCAGCGCAAGAAAACAAGCCTTCTCGTATTCTCGCTTTTCGATTAGTTTATCTAAAATAGCTTCAAGCTCATCGTCATCCCACACAGTCTTCTCGCGCACCGGGCGATTTGCCGGGCTCTCAACCTTGTGGATGATATTTCTGAACTTGGGGAATTCATCGTCAAGCACAGCTTCTATATAGTTGCTTAATGAAGACAGAGACGCTTTCAGCCTTCGAATTCTCGCAGGGCTATTTTCGTTCTGTGTAAGCAACCAGTTTTGATATGCGATTATATTTCGCTTTGTCCAATCAACGAAAAATTTATTATTATTGTACTGCAAGCACCACACCCATGCGATGTTAATATCGCTTTCATATGCGGCAATTGTAGTTTCACTCCTTTGCACAGATTTGAGGTAATCGAGAAACCCACACAGTAGTTCGGCATTCTGCGGATTAATCTGTGCAAGAAGTTCTGTCGATGTGATGGAGTTCATCTTCGTCTTACGTCCCAAATCTGTCCTCCTTGAAATTACAGCTCCTGCTCTACCAGCTCGACAGCCCAAGACTGTTCGATTGCGTTGTCGGTCTCGGTCCAATGTACCTGTGCGTAATATCCAACCTCGACCGTCGGGCGCTCAGCGTAGACAACAGGCTTGTAGCCAAGCGACAGCAGCGTCTCTTCCGGCGGGTTATAAATAACCGTATCATCAATTCTAACCTTGCGAGATGCATACTGCGGATAGTTATCAACCAGTTTCGCGTATCTCATTTGTCAGCTCCTCTCGTAAACGGGACAGTCCCGATATTATTATAAAAAACATCTCCAACTGTATCATAAAAACCAATCTCGCCACTTGATACATTATAGCAAGGGCAATATTTTGCGACCAATTCTCCGTCGTAGTACACTTGGATATTACCGTAGATTACGAACCACCTTGGCATATAACTTGAGTGAGATCCTCTGCCAATTGACAGCTCCTGCTGCTCATCACTCGAAGAGTATTCGCGTGACACCAGATAGTTTTCACACTCGCATTTCATTCCACTATTGTCCCACCATATTTTATAAGCGTGGCTGTCTTCGCAGTTAATTGACTCCTGGAAGCATGTATCATCCCTTTCTTCTAAAGAAAGCCCAACGCGGCCATTCTTTGTACTGCAAAGATACCCACCGGCAAGCGGTGACATGGCAAGCATAACACACCCGGTTGCCTGGTTGCCAGCAGCTCGCGCCGGTTTCGAAACCGAAAACGAAATGTGTATTTCGTAACCGCTTAAATTACGCAGCCTGCCTTCCGCAATATCTGTAATAATCATCGGGCCGACAGCAGAAGAAACTGACTGCTCGTCACACCCGACCCATTCAACAGCTCGATATCCGGTCGGCAATACTTCCGAATGTTGGCGAATCGGTTGTAAAACTCTTCGCCTTCGTAATAGCCTGCTCATCTTTTATCATCACCGATAGACCACCATATACATGTGGCATAGCCGTTCATCACGTTGATTTCATATCTTGTGTTTGCCTCGACGGAAAAATCCGGGGGCATTTTGATAGACGATGGAATGCGCAGGACTGTCGGCACGTCTCCCGATTTAAATGTAATACAAAAAGTACCTTCTTCCGGGTAACTCAGAAGATTAATGCTGTACATATGATCCAGATTGCAATCATATATTGTATTATCCACAGCTTCGATATCTACGCTCGATACGCTGATTGGGTGTAGATCGGGTTCCCATCGAATAGCGCTGAGCTTAGCTTCCTTCCTTGTCAACGGTTGCAATTTCTTTGCCTGCCTATTACCGATTGCACGTCCCCAAAAATGTTCAATTCTTGTAAATTTCATATAACCTCCGATTACGACCAATATACACGCTTCATGTTCTCAACCTTTGTCATCGCGTCTGTATATTTGTTCATAATACTCTTTAGAAGTGTTGCATACTCCGATTCGCTCATATCATCCGGTTCTCCTTACTGTTAAGCATCTTTAAAAGCGCGTTTGCGTGACCGGCCTCTGCGTCGCTCATCTTTCTAAACTGCTCTCCGAAAGGCTTGCCTTTGTTAGCGATAGCTTCCGTCATGTAATCAACCGACCCGTCAAGCTCATCAAGAATATGCTACTTTAAATAATTCAGCTTGTGCTTCTGGACTTGAGTTAACGATTTGTGTAAATGTCTGTTGCGGATTTGGCGTATTCATGATTTGGGAAACAGCCGCATCAACTTCTTGCTTTTGTGGCATCTGGTTGCCTGCCTGTTGATTTGTCGAGCCGTTCCATGATAGAATCGAAGCCACTCTTCACAACCTCCTTCAACGCATCAAGTAGCATGAGCTTCGGAACACGGATCGCATTTCCGATTTTTATAGATTTAAGCTGACCGGTATTAATAAGCTCATAGGCTTTCGTACGGCCAATTCCGAGAGCTTTTCGAATATCAGCGACGGACATTACGTCGGGATACATCTCAAACATTGCTTACCTCCCGATATTAGAAAAGCCCTCCCCAGAACGCTCTGAAGATGGCTCAAAAGATTTCTCTTTTCACTGGGCGTCTTCCCAGCCATAGACGCCAGGATCCCAGCCGTAAACGCCGGGTTCCAAAGTGCTTGAATCAACGGATTTCCTCATTTCGTGTGATAACGATTGCGTTCACGTCCGCGATCTGAGAGGTTGGAATCGACCACCGCGCCTGACTGTATGCCGCAGATGTAATGGTAAACGTGGCGATGTCGGTCGTGCTGTCGTAGCTCTGATTCTTGCCCAGCGTTGTGCCGCTGGTGCTTGCCGCGTCAGCAAAAGCCGCCGCAAACATC